CAGCGGCACCGCCACAGCGGCGAGCAAAACCATTTCATCCTACACGGCGCTGATAGCGGGCAATTCACCGGCCGGCAAGAATGTGCAGGTCGTCGCGACCGCTGGCAACAACATCGGAGCCAAGATCGATACCCGCGTTATCACGGACAACACAACCTCACTGGTCATGCAGGACGCAGGGCCGTTTTCATAAGGAGATTTTATGTCGGAAGCGATCGACGGCCTTCAGGATACCCCTGAACCTGCCGGACTGGACGCGATACTTTCCAGCGCTATCGAAACCTCGGGCTATGGTGACGACAAGCCGGAAGTAACGGCAACCGAAACACCGGAAGCAACCGCCGCCCGCGCAAGAGACGACAAGGGCCGCTTTGCTCCAAAAGAACCCGCCGAAACCGTGGCCCCCGTCGAGGACGGGTCTGTCAAGGTGGAAGCAAACCCCGCAGAGACCGTTGCGGTTGAACCTCCCAAAGTGGAGCCTATTCAGCCGCCCGCACGATGGTCCGACGCGGACAAGGCCGAGTTTGCCAAGCTAACGCCGGAAGGGCAGCAGCTCTTTCTAAACCGTTATCAGGCAATCGAAGGTGATTACACGCGGAAAACTCAAGAGCTTGCCGAGACGCGCAAGGGCATTGAGCCGCTAATTCAGGAAGTCCAGAAACAGAACCCGTTGCTTCAACACTTGGGAATGACTGCCAATCAATTTTTTGAGCAGTCCGCCAACGTGTCCCGCAACCTTCTGTCAGGAACCCCTGAGCAGCGCGGCCAGGCCATCGCTTACCTCGTCAACCATCATCGCATTCCTCCGGAAGCGGTGTTGCAGGCTCTAGGCGTACCGCTTCCCGCTGTCGGTGAAAATGGTCAGATGGCCGTTGATCCGACCGTTCTTCAATTGCGCCAACATGTGCACGGGCTGGAACAGTCCTTGCAGCGTATTCAGGAGCAGTCACAGCTTTCGGAGCGTCAACGAGCCGAAGCTGAATTTAACGCCATCGGGCAAGCCAAGGATGAAAGTGGTCAAGTCAAGTACCCGCATTTCGAGCGGGTCAAGCAGACCATGATCCAACTGGCCGCCTCCGATCAAGCCGAAACCTGGGATCAGGCCTATCAGAAGGCGGTTCGCCTTGACGACGATCTTTACCGGCAGACGGTAGAGAGCGAACGTCAGCGCGTGGCCGAGCTTGCTGAGAAAGCCCGACTTGAGGCGGTAGGCAAGGCGAAGAAAGTTCAGCCGGTCGTTTCATCCCCCTCAACGAAGGGCGGAACGCAACTGAAGGGGATCGACGCGCATCTGAATGCTGCAATGGAACGGGCCGGTCTAGGTACCTGAAGGCGCTCCTCATAAGGAGTAAGCCAAAATGGCTTCGCCTAACTCGTCCTTTACGGACATCATCACCACCACCTTGCAGGGTTATTCCGGCGAGATGGCCGACAACATCACCAACCACAACGCTCTTCTCAAGCAGATCAACAAGAAGGGCAACAAGCAGGTTGCGACTGGACGTTCGATTGTTCAGGAGCTTGAGTACGCCGAAAATTCCACCGTCATGTGGTATTCCGGCTCTGAAACGCTGGACATCTCTCCTGCCGAGACCTTCACGGCTGCCGAGTACAACTACAAGCAGTTGGCCGGCAACGCGACGATCACCGGCCTTGAGCAGATCCAGAACTCCGGTAAGGAGGCCGTTCACAACCTCCTGAAGTCGCGTATTCGCAACCTCGAAAAATCGCTGAAGAACACCCTTGCCACCGCACTCTATGCGGACGGCACGGGCACGTCCTCGAAAGAGATCGGCGGGCTTCAGCTCTTGGTCGCGGATGTCAACACCAACACGGTGGGCGGAATTTCCGGTACGACCTATGCGTGGTGGAAGAACTACGTCTACGACTTCTCGACCAACTCGGTGACGGCATCTGCCACCACCATCCAGCACGCCATGAATCTGGCATGGATCAACACCGTGCGCGGTTCGGACAAGCCGGACATCATCCCGTCGGACTCCGTCTACTACCTGTACTACCTCGAATCCCTGACGCCTAACCAGCGCTTCATGGACGACAAGGGTGCGGGCGTCGGTTTCACCAACCTCGTCTATCAGGGCAATGTGCCGGTTGTTTACGACGACCAGTGCCCTGCTTCGCACATGTACTTCCTCAACACGGATTACATCTTCCTTCGCCCCGCCAAGGGCCGCGAGTTCATCCCTCTGGGTGAAAAATCGTCGGTCAACCAGGACGCGATGGTGATGCCGGTCGTGTGGGCTGGAAACATGACCGTCTCCAACCGCAGCCTTCAGGCTGTGGTCTGCGCATAAGGAGGATAGAACATGACTTATCGCATTACCAGTCCGCTCATCGCTCAGCAGTTGATCGCGGATACCTCCACCACGCAGAACCATCCGATCGGGACAATCGTTCGCGCGAAAGACTCGACCTATGGTGAGGCAGAGTTCATCTACCTTCTGGGCGTTGCCTCGACGGCGGTTGGTTCTCTCGTCACCTATAACGGTGCAACCGGCGTTACTGCGCTGGCCCCCGTTGGCACCAACAAGGCGCAGCCGATTGCTGTTGCCATGTCCGCCAACGTGGCTTCGCAGTGGGGTTGGTATCAGATCAGCGGCATCGCTGTGATGAAAAAGACCTGCACCGTGTCGCTGGCTGCGAACGCGGCTGTCGGCGTGCTGACTATCGGCCTCGTCGCCGGTACGGGTTCGGGCAAGGAAATCCAGGGGGCGCTTGTCGCCGCCGTGGCTTCCGCGACCGCCGGCCGGACCACGGTGCAGGTGGTTATCAACCGTCCCACCATGCAGGGCCGGGTGACTTAATGCATCTGCCTTACGCCAACGTAAGGATCAAACACTGGAACCCAGGGGCCGCAATGCCCCTGGTGCTTCCCGTGCATCTGATCTGCAATACTTCCGACGAGGAAATCTACGGCAATATCCGCACCAATTCGGCCGCGCGTGGCGATTGGGTGAAACTGGCGGATGCGCACGACGGCATTGCGGTGCTGTGCGGCTCAGGCCCGAGCATTGCCGATCACATCGGAGAAATCCGCGAGCGGCAGGCGGCAGGGCAGAAAATCTTTGCCATGAACGGCTGTGCGGCCTTCCTGCATGGTCATGGCATCATGCCGGATTATCAGGTCATAATCGACGCGCGGGAGATCACCGCCGATCTGGTTGGGCCTGCAAAACATCACCTGTTTGCCTCACAGGTTCATCCCGAATGCTTCAAGCGCGTTCCCGACGCGCAGCTCTGGCATTTGCAGGTAGGCAACATCGAGAACGAATTTCCCGAATACCATGACGACTATTGCCTGATCGGCGGCGCGGCATCGGTCGGTAATACCGCGACCTGCCTCGCTTACGCGATGGGCTACCGCAACCTTCAGATATTTGGTTACGACTCCAGCCATCGGGGCGAGGACGGCCACGCCTTCCGGCAGTCGATCAACGACGGCGATCCGTGTTGTGTCGTGATTTACAACGGCGTCGAGTACAAGGCTTCATTGACCATGAAGCTGCAAGCGGAGAAATTTCAGGAAACCGCTTCGGCTCTGATCGAGTCAGGTTGCAAAATCGAGGTTCACGGCGACGGGCTGTTGCCGGCCATGTTCAATTCCGGCGAACTGGACGAGGAAGAAAAATATCGTCTGATCTGGGCGCAGAACGAGTACCGCAACTTTTCCCCCGGCGAGGCAAGCGCAGGAAAGTTCCTCGAACTGGTCAAGCCTGCGGGGCTGGTGATCGACTTCGGATGCGGTACGGGCCGGGGTTCGCTCAAGATCGCAGAAAGCGGTTGTCAGGTTCTTTTGTTGGACTTTGCCGACAATTGCCGGGACGAGGCCGCGCAGCATTTGCGCTTTCAAAAGCACGATCTGACCAAACCAATCCACGTCATGGGCCATTACGGTTACTGCACCGATGTCATGGAGCATATTCCGACGCAGTTTGTCGGCTTGGTGATTGAAAACATCATGCGGGCGGCGCCTACGGTTTATTTCCAGATCAGCACGGTACCCGACGCGATGGGCGAGTTGATAGGTCAAAAACTTCACTTGACGGTGCAGCCTCATCGCTGGTGGCGGAAACTGTTCGAGAGTATGGGCTATTTCGTGGCGTGGCAGGAAATGCAGGACGTTTGCTCGTCATTCATCATCAAAAGGGGAGACACTTCTTGAGTATGCCAGATATTGCCTTGCCGGAAGTTCCGGCGATGCACCAGCACGCCCGGTTCTTCAAGGATAACGGCCTTGATTTTATCGAAATCTCGTTCACAGGGGTCAAGGATACCGTCATCAAGAAGGTCGGCCCCGATCATATGTCGAAGTTCCGCGATGCGTGGAACGCCTATTGCGACGGCACGCCGATGGCGCGCAGGGCCGGCACGTCGTTGACCCTGCTGAACGGGGTCGATCAGCAGTTGGCGGATAAGTACATCGCGCAGAACGTCCACACGGTCGAGGAATTGGCCGCGCTGAACGACGCACAATGCCAGGCGCTCGGCCATGGCACGTTGACGCTTCGCAAACAAGCGAATGACCGACTGTCTCTGCTCAAGTTCCAGACCGAGGAAAAGGCCCGCAAGGCGGTCAGCGATGCCGCGGCTACAATTGGTGCGATGCCGGCGGAGAAATACGCCAGCGCGTCCGAGGTAGCCGAGCTGAAACAGGGAATTGACGACCTGAAGGCATTGCTGGCGCAGGCATTGGCCACGAAGAAACCCGGCCGGCCGAAGAAAGATAACTGATGACACTGTTGACGATCATAACCGGGGCGTGTGGTGAGATTGGCATCACCCAGCCCACGAGTGTGATTAACTCAACCGATCTACAGACTTTGCAACTGCTTTTTCTTGCGCAGAAGGAGGGCAAGGAGCTTGCGCGCCGCTTCGACTGGCAATCTCTCACGAAAGAAGGCACATTCACCACGCTTGCCGCCGAAACTCAGGTAGCGGCCATCACCACGACATTTGCTGATTTCGGTCGCGTCGTTGATAATACGATGTGGAATCGGACCCAGATCCGTCCCGTTCGCGGGCCGCTAAACAACCAGCAATGGCAGCGCGTGAAAGCCGCGGCGGCTCAAGTCGGCGTTGAATACTGCTTTCGCGTTCGCGGCGGGGCAATTCTGTTCAACCCGACGCCGCCCGCAGGCGATAGCGTTTATTTCGAATACATTTCCAACAAATGGTGTAAGTCGGAGGTTGGTGTTGCGCGGGCAGCGTGGGCGGCTGATTCGGACACCGGCATCATTGACGAAGAAGTTATGCGTCAGGGCATTGTTTGGCGCTTCCTAAAAGCCAAGGGCCTCGATTATGCCGAGGAGTTCAGAACCTACGAAATGACGCTGGCCGATCTGTTTGGCCCTGATGCCGGAAACGACATTATTGATATGGAGGGATTGCCCGATCAGTGGGGCGTCAACATTCCAGATGGAAGCTGGACGCTCTAATGCGAAAGCCGCTTCGGCAGGGCCGGGTTACTCGCAACCAGATATCGGTGCCCGAGGCCTTCCCCGCCCCGGTTGGCGGGTGGGACGCCGTGTCAGCCTTGGCCGATATGCCAGAGGACCGAGCAATCGTTCTCGACAACTGGTTTCCGGGAACGAGCGATGTAAGGATCAGGCGCGGCCACAAGGCGTACGCTCAAACCGGTCTGACATCACCCGTTGAATCGCTGATGGTGTATAACGCCACTACGACGGCCGCGAATAAGATGTTTGCCGCGTCCGGCTCGGTGATTTATGACGCATCGGCGTCCGGCATTGCAACGTCAAGCGTTACTGGCCTGACCAACGCGCGCTGGCAACATATTAACTTCACGACATCAGGCGGGCATTTTCTCTGGATCTGTAACGGTGCCGATGCGCCAAGGCATTACAACGGCTCGGCATGGGCTACGCCGTCACTGACGGTTACAACATATTCTGCGAGTGATATTATCCACGTCAACGCGCATAAAAATCGTATCTGGGTTGTGTTCGTCAACTCAACGGTTGCCGGATATCTTACCGCCGGGGCGGTTGCCGGCGTGGTCACGAACTTTGAATTAGGCGGCCTGTTTACCAAGGGCGGCTATCTCGTTGCGATGGGAACGTGGACCCGCGACGGTGGTTCCGGCGAAGATGATTTTGCGGTGTTTATTTCGTCGCGCGGCCAGGCCGCTGTTTATCAGGGAACCGACCCGGCCAGCGCCAGCACATGGGCTCTTGTCGGCGTGTTCGATGTAGGTTCTCCTCTTGGAAGGCGCTGCTTTACCAAAGTTGCGAGCGATCTTGCGCTCATCAATATCGACGGAGTTCTCCCTCTATCGAAAGGGCTGGGACAGGATCGCGGAGCGGCGGCGGCCATCGCCATCACCAAGAACATCAACAACGCCATGAACGAGGCGGCGCGATCGTATTCAACAAATTTCGGCTGGGAGTTGAGGGCGTATCCGAAAGGGACGATGGCGGTCCTAAACGTGCCCATTACAGAGAACGATACTCAGCACCAATACGTCATGAACACGCTGACCGGGGCATGGTGCAGGTTCACGGGCATGAACGCCAATTGCTGGGCGGTTTTCAACGAAAATTTGTACTTCGGAGGCAATAGCGGCAGCATATTCCAGGCCGATACCACGGGTTCCGATTATGACGGCACGATCGACGCTATCGGACAGACCGCCTACAGTTATTTCAAGTCGGGCGGTCAGCTAAAGCAATGGAAGCTGATCCAGCCGCTTATCACGACCGACGCCACCTCCATCCCGGCAATCGGCATTTCCACCGACTTCAAGGACAACGCCACGCTCGGCACGCCGACCACGGCAACCGAT